TAATTATATCATTGAACTACTTAGCGTTATCTGTTTTATAAAAGCCAGAACCTTTAAACTGAATACCGAATGTGCCGAATTGCTTAACCATTGCAGCACCGCATTTGTCACAAAGCTCTGTCATTGTTGATTCGCTAATTGGCTTATTAACTTCTTTAGTATGTTCACATATAACACACTTATAATCGTAGTTTGGCACATCTCTCCTTAAATTTTAATGAGCAGTTTATACACATGCTCAGGTGTATCCTAAGGCGTAACTATTAGCCCGTGCCCCATCCAATGGGACAAGACTATTATACCTTACTTGATTTTGATTGTCTTTGGCTTTTTTTCTTCTGGAACAATGCGTTCTACTGTAACAGCTAACATACCGTTTTTAAACTCTGCCCCAGTTACTTCCATAAACTCACCAAGCGCAAATGAACGTGTGAATTTACGAGTAGCAATGCCTTTATGCAAAGCTTCCCCAGACTCTTCTGCTGAAACTTCTCCTTTGATAATAAGAGATCCGTTATCAACTGTAACATCAACATCTTTCTTATCGAACCCAGCCAAAGCTAGATCGACACGGTATACATCTTCTTCTACCTTAATTACGTTATAAGGCGGATATGTTTCCTGTTTTGCTACATGAGTCCATGTTTGTACGTTAGGCTGAAAGCCAATAAAAAAAGGATCATTGAAAATATTCCAAAGTGATCCAGTATGTGTTAAATGATTTACCATTTTATTCCTCCTTGAGCGAATAAGTTAATTTGTATTAGGTCCCGTATGGCGACCTAATAATATTATAGCATATTATTCGTATGTTTTTTTCTGCCAAAAATTATACTGGTAGGCTCTATTTAAAATAGATCTAATTTTAAAATTTTCTTGAAGCTCTCGTTTCCTATCAAAAGGGGGCAGGCTTTCATGAGTCCAGGCCTCTCTTTTAAATGGAAATATCTGTGCTACTGGTGTTCCTTTAGGTATGATGCCTTCAAAATCATCTCTTAACCACATATTTAATCCAAGTCTAGGGCTGATCTGATCTGTGTCAATAACACCAGTCATAGTTAAAAATGGAAGATCATATCTATTAAACGGATGGGTTACTAAAATGCTATATCCTTTTGGCGTTTCTATTCTAGGATAAGTTATCATTCTCCAAACATATTCATTGTATCCGCTTGGAACTGGCATGTCTTGAGTTCTATGCAATGGTCTATCTAAATCAAATAGCATATCTTGTCCTGGAGGAGTGTGTCCCCAATAAGCTTTTGTTCCGCCGTCTGGGGTCTTAGCAATAGATATATCTTGGGGAACACACACCATGTATCCAGTAGTTAAAGCATCAATAAAAGGCATACATTTTTTTACAGTAGATCTATCACGTGGGTCTCCAGCAAAAGTTTTATCCTCTGCTGGTATTTTTTTAAACCAGTCTGGGATTTTTGTTTTTGCTGGAACTGGTGGTTCCTCTACCTTGTAATAGTCTTCTGCTGAAGCAAAAAACTTGATTAACTTTTTAATATTGATGCCTAACTTTTTTTATTAAAAAACTATTTGTTTCTTAATATTGATTTTTTTTCAGTTTTATTCTCTGAAGCATATAATGCTCTTAGATGTGCTTTTGCCGCAGACTCTGTTGGGTGGCACCCAACAAGCTTTCCGTCATCTTCTTTTAAGACGGCATAACCACTGCATCCAGCAGCGCCTCTACTTATTTTCCAGGGCATATTACTTCTTCTTTGTTGTTGACTTCTTTACAGTCTTCTTTGCAGTTGTCTTCTTTGCAGGAGACTTCTTTACTGTCTTCTTGACTGGAGCCTTCTTTTCTGCTGCTTTCTTCACAGTAGTTACCTTTCTTTCAAATGGTGTTCCTTCTTGAACCAACCCATCGCCATCTTTGTCGATAGCATCTAGCTTAAATCCTTCTACTGATGTAGGGAAAAGCCAAATCTTGATTTTATTTAGTAGTTTCATTTTTTCCTCCTTTCTAAATTATATCATTTGTGCGCCTTTGGCAGGAGTCGAACCTGCGGCCAAGACCTTAGAAGAGTCCTGCTCTGTCCTCTGAGCTACAAAGGCTTAGTCATTAGGAATATCTTCATCATTAAAATCAGTTTCAATCAATCCCATATCTTTAGCAGCTTTTTTACCTTCCTCATTCATTTCTATATATGCTTCTAGATTGTCGTCATATGTAATATTTATCAATCCTCTTTCATATAATTCCATTATAGAGTTTTCAACATGCTCTTGATGCGCTGCCCACAATTCTGGGGCTACCTCCTTAGCGTGATCAGTAATTTTAAATATAAACTCTCCTGATTCATCCATGCCCACCAGCTCTACCGCACCTATTTCAATGTAGTATGACATTCTTTCATCTTCTTCGTTAGACATGATCTCCTTTGTGCAACAGGTCAGACTTGAACTGACGATAGCCGAATTATGAGTTCGGGGCCTTAACCAACTTGGCTACTGTTGCCAATTGGTATTATTGTATATTATTTATATCTGAATTGTCAATAGTTTTTTCTACGATTTGCTGTACATAATCTGAAAAATGTTTTCTTACATTTCCAGCAGGCCTTTGATTAGAGGCCTTCCATATTCTCTTGTATTCTAAAACATTGGCAAAAGTGGTAGGGCATAATATTATACCCTCGTATTCTTTTAGTACCGTAGGAAGCGGGACATGCTTACCACAACATTTACATTCTTTAGCTCTTTCTTGATAAGTACTCATAGTATTTGTATCCTGTTCATAGCTTCTTTTAGGCTATCTGGCATATGAGGAGCTCTAATTAGATTAATTCTTGTTTCCTCTTCCTGATTACCGAAATCGTTTTCATAGCTCATAGATTCATAAGTATGTACATTTATTTCTTGATTAGTGTTAAATCTGCTTCTGCTTATAGTATTAAAAACAGATCCACATACTGCATCCGCCAAGTCCTTTGATCCTTTTCTTGGATGGTCAACCTTATCTCGCATAATTTTAAGCTGTAGCAGCTCGTCAATCAATAAAGGAATATGAGGACCAATTAATCTTTCTTCCAAAACTACCATTGCCATGTCATCATAATGCTTTTTGCCAACAGAAAGAATTTCTGTGTTGATTCCGTAAGCTTTTAATTGCTGCATCATGTCGTGAGAATTCCATCTATCGAATGTGCAAATCTTTATTTTAAAACCTTTAGTTCTTAAAGCTAGGATATAATCTCTCACTTCAGAAAAATCAACAGATTTATCTGGGGTTGGAGTCCAATATCTTACAGCATCCACTTCAACTATTGGTGCTGGTTGTGAGTAAGTATCAGTTACCTTTACATTTACCCATCTCTGAACATGGGACATAGATACTGCACAATGGTCGTGTTTTTGTGCCAAGTCTACGTGTATAAAATATTCTTTGTCTGGATCTGGGGCAAACCAATCTTCTATTCTTCCAAACTGATCTACAGCCAAACTTCCCTTATTAAAAGCTTTTTCTATTTTTTCACGAGACTTAAAGAAAGCATCTATAGCTTCTGAAGGCATGCATGCAAATCGACCTAAAGCGTCTGGCATGTTCTTATAGAAATCCACCTTAAAGTCTTCAATCTTTTTTGTTGGATTTATTTCCCATGTTGGTCTTTTTAAAGCAAAAACTCTTGGAATATTGTATGAGATTATATGGTCTTCTTCCCATTCAACAGTAACCTCATTTCCTTCAGTTCCATCAGGAAGATCCTCATCCATCTTTAAAGTTTTTGATTGAATAATAGTTTCTTTTTCTGCTATAACAGACTCATAAAATTTTTGAATAGGATCATTTTTAAATCGTGGGAAGGAAAGCAGAATAACTTTTCCAAAATCTGGAAAACGAGAAACAACTGAGGCACGATACATATCGTAAATCGCATCAGCTGTTTTGGCTTGATCGTGTCCCGTTGTATTCTCTTGTGAGAATCCAGAAATTTCATCTAGGATAACTGTTATTACGTTATAACCTTCCCAAGCTTCTCTTTGAGAGTGTCCTGAGTGTACTGTTATTGCTTTATCAAATTTCATCTCTGAAGCCTTTGGCTCATATTTACCTATAAACCAAGGGGATCTTTCAATTCTTGTTTTGAATCCTTTGAAGAAAACATTGTTTGCCTGCTGAGCATTAATAGCAATATTAAGAATATCTATGGAGTCCCCTGGAGGCTTTCCGTAATATGTGGCTGGATCTTTTAAGCATAGCAATAAATAAACTATGTATGAAACTGATATTGTAGAGCAATAATCTTTTCCACTCCCTTTACCAAGTTGAGCAATTACTTCATTGCATGTTTGTTTGTAGCGACGTCTACCTTCTTCTTCTCCGAAAAGCTTGATAAGTGTTGATTCTTTGTAGATCTGGCTGCTCTTCTCAATGAGTGTATACTGGTGCTCCGAAAGCGGAGGTAGTGCAAGGTAATCTTGTCCTGTAACGAATGTTCGTAAGTCGACTGGTCTCTCATCAAACTCCTCTCCGTCTAAGATATCAATGAGATCATTAAAGTTAAGATCCACTGACTTCCTCGATTATTTCAACTGGCTCAACTATCCCAGTTATTTGGGATAGGCGTTTTGCTACTTCTAATTTACACTTAGGGCATGTTGCTGTTACTTCTTTTAGAATCTTTACAAGAACATCTTGTTTCCGCTCAGTTTCTGCTAACTGAGTTGCAAGCTCTGCATTATCCAGAAGTCCAACCTCTTGCAACATTCCAATACGCTTACCCTCAATATCTGCAATCAGCTTTAAAGCGGTAGCCTTTACATTTAACTGACCTGCTTGGTCTGCGTCCTCTACGGTCTTCCAGGCCTCTTTAATAAGCATAGCGTAATGTTGGTCTGCCCCTGATATGGCCTCTTTTGCCCTGTCACGAGCCCCAGAATCGCTTCTAACGACCTGTTTCCACTCGTCTATATACTCTAATACTTCCGCCCGCTTAAAACCCGTTACAGCGGCAA